TTTTAGTCTACAAACGTTTCCCAGCGACCTCTAAATATTAAAAAGGGTCCCCCTGATATAGAAAAATTCCCCCAGAAAAAAATGGAACAAAAAGTCACTTATAAAAAACCCGATGGAACCTTACAAGAGGTTCATTTTGACGACTTCGATTCCTTTGCTGATAGCATGGAAGGTGTCGCTCAGCAATATTATGCTGGACTTCGCCCTGACGTTGAAGTAGAGACAATCTATAGCGATGGATTTAAAGTAACTGAGAGAGTAACAAATGAATCAGATAGAGATGGAGCTCAGTTCCTTTCGGAATGAACTAAAAGTAATCAAAGCAAAACTATCACAGATAGAGTTTCCTTTCAAGTTCATGTATCGACCACCGAGGGAAGAGAAGCACAAGAATATCTGTCAGTACCTAGATAGTATTGACGAACGTTTATGTAGATTAGAGGAACTCAATGGCATTACCAGCGATACCGAAAGCACTAGGAGTTGATGCTATTGATGTACCGAGTGTTGAACCACCCGGATGTACGTATCCTTCAGCACCTGTAGGACCATCTACATGTCATACATCACCAAATGTACTCGTTGGCGGTACTGCTGCTATTTTCGTAACGCCTGGTAGAGTTGCTACAGCTGTATCAGGTACATCACCGAATCCATTGCTAGTACCGATTTGTGCCATTCCTGTGCCACGATTAGTTGTGACTACACCATATGGCAATCAAACGGTTCACATCAATGGTCAACTCATAGGGGTATCACCAGGGACGAATGCTCAGATCACTGCTGGAGGCACTCCTAGGGGCATTATAGGACCAACCCAGTGGGCAAAGGTATGTATTGAAGCATACACTGTACGTAACTAAAAGAGTGCCACTCTGAGAAGAAGGCGCTGAGAACCTCTTGACGATCCGAAAGGATCACTGTATAATATTAAAGTAACCAAGGAGAGATTATGGCAAAACGACCGTCTTTTACAACTAACGGAAAACTGATCGAGTCGAAACCGAAGAAAACTCGTCAAGGATGTGGACAGCATACGAAGTACGCTTCTACAAGTCGTAACAAAGCCCGTAAGCGTTATCGTGGACAAGGGCATTAATATTACTAAGGTCCTTAAGGGACCTTTTTTTATGTGTTAAATATACATAAAGGGATAGCAACCCCTTTAAAAGTTCTGTTTTCACTTTACGGTAAAACAGATGGCAAACCACCCAGTAGATAAAAGCGAAGAGTTTATTAAGTCAGGAATGACTTTGATTACAGATCGAGCATCTGATCGTTATTTAAAATCAACAAAAACTAATATTCCACCAGAAGATAGGATGTCCAGACCATGTGGAGGCAAGGGTGGATTTGATGATTATGTAGAAAGGTGGCATTGAGACAGATAAATAAATGAAAGCAACCTTATTTCTCAATGCCCATTAAAGTCAATACTTTTAAAGACTTTAGTTTAACCTTCAAACCTCATCCTATTACGGGTGATTTACAGGTTGCAAAAGATGAGAATGCGATCAAACAATCAATCCGTTCACTTTTGCTTACCACCAAGAGTGAACGGTTATTTAATTCTGATATTGGCACTCGATTAAAAGAAGTATTATTTGAACCTTTAGATTTTGCTAGTGCTTCTCTTGTGGAAACAGAGATTCAGACAGTTCTGGATAGGTATGAACCTAGGATCACCGTCATTAGACTTGACGTGTTCCCAAATCAAGCAGAAAATGGTTATGAAGTAGAACTAGAGTATGTTATTACCGGTAGTGAAAAAAGATTAACAACCGACTTATTCCTAGAAGCACTAAGTTAAAATGGCATCTTATGTACAACTAGCAAATCTAGATTTTGCTGAGATTAAAACAACATTAAAAGAATATCTAAGATCACAGTCTGATTTTACAGACTATGATTTTGAGGGATCTGCTATTAGTGTTTTACTAGACGTATTAGCTTATAACACTTATTACACAGCATTCAACACCAACATGGTGGCGAATGAACTGTTTTTAGATTCTGCTACATTAAGAGAGAATGTAGTTTCGTTAGCGAAGACCATTGGATATCAACCAAAGTCGAAGCGAGCACCAGTATCATATGTTGACTTCGGCGTTAACTTTACTGGATCTTCTCCTGGTTCCATCTCATTGAAGAAAGGAACGGGATTTACCACAGTTTTTGACGATACATTATATCAGTATGTTGTTGCTGATGACATCACGGTTCCTGTAACTGCCGGATTTGCTTCTTTCGAGGAAGTACCGATTTATGAAGGAAAGTTAATCACCAACACCTATACTGCTAATACTGCTTCGTCGAATCAAAGATTTATTATCGACAACAGCAGAGTTGACACAAATACGATTCGCGTAAGGGTATACGAGAGTGCTCAGTCAACCAACTTTCTTGATTACGAATATTCCAGCAATATCCTGAATGTAGATTCCGAATCTGCTGTTTATTTTGTAGAAGAGACTGATGATGAGCGTTATGAGATCTTCTTTGGTGATGGAGTATTAGGATCATCCTTAGACAATGGAAACCTCATTGAGATTTCTTACATCATCACAAACGGTCCTGCCACGAATGGAGCAAGAACGTTCACATTTGCTGGTATTTTGGAAGATGCCAATGGATCTAGCAACTATCCCACTAGTGTTACTGTCAGTAAGATTGTTGCTTCCGATGGAGGAGAGGAAATCGAGACTATCTCTTCTATTAAGTACAATGCTCCCAAATATTTTGGCACCCAGGACAGAGCAGTAACTGCCGATGACTACGCTGCTATCATCAGAAACATCTATCCTTCTGTTGCCGACATTATCACCTACGGAGGAGAAGAGGAAGTAAACCCCGAGTATGGTAAAGTCAAGATTGTAATCAAACCAAAGAATACAGCAGTATTGTCGTCGTTCACCAAAAATCAGATCATCGAGAGGTTAAAACCATACATGGTTGCTTCGGTGACACCTGACCTTATCGATCCTTCTATTTTATACGTCGAACTGACCAGCAGAATCGCCTACAACAAGTCTATTACTACGGCAAGACCCGAAGACATCAAAAAGAAGGTAATCGCTGCTGTAGAGGACTACACTGCCCAATCAGACACCGAAAAGTTCAACGGTAAGTTTAGGTACAGCAAGTATGTCTCTGTGATTGACAATGCTGATAGAACAATCGTCTCAAATGAGACAACGGTGAAAATGAGAAAAGATTTCTATCCTATTCTCAACAGTAAGTCATATTATGAGATTTGTTATCAAAATAGATTTGCTGAATATTGTGGAGAACCCATCGTTCAATCGACCGGGTTTGTGGTTAGTGAATTCCCCAACAGGACTGTATATTTTGAAGATAACGATGGCAAAATCATCCTATATACATTAGGACAAGGTGGTGAAAAAGTAACTGTGAGAGATTCTATTGGAAGAATCGATTACTTAAAAGGAGAAGTTATTATTGACAACTTAACCATCATCAAAGGATCCTTCTTTGATAACAAGATTGAAGTCCGTGTTAATCCATTCAATAAAGATTTGAATGCTCTTCGTAATGTTTACCTGGATGTTGACATTACAAATAGTACGTTTACTACATATCCCGAGTAATCTTAAATGGCTGCTAAGACAAGAAATATCTCTACATTAATCGAAAGCCAGTTACCTGGATTCATTATTGAAGATTACGCTCAGATGAAGACGTTCATAGAGAGTTACTATGAACAGCAGGAGCTTCGTGGGCAGCCGTTAGACATTATTCATAATATTACGGAATATCGTAATATTGATTTCTATAGTAACAAAATCTTAAAGGAAAAGACTACTCTTGCCGTATCTGTTGCTGCAAATGATACTACCATTGTAGTTAGTGATGCTACTTCTTTCCCAGAAGTTAATGGATACATTCAAATCGACAATGAGATTCTATTTTATAAAGAAAGAACAGATACTGAGTTTTTAGAGGTATCGAGAGGTGTAAGTGGTAATAACACTCTCGGAGACCTATACAACAAAAGTAAGTTTGTCTCCACATCAGCGACAGCACACACACAAAATGCTGATGTTCTTAATATCAGCAATCTATTTCTATATGCTTTTGTAAGAAACTTCGAACGAGAGTATCTTGCTTCTTTCCCAGAGAAGTTTTTAAAGGGAGATGTTGACAAGAGAACTCTAATCAAAAATATTGGAGATTTCTACAGAGCAAAAGGAACTGACAGATCTATTCAGTTCTTATTCAAAACAATCATTTCTAGAGATCCACAAGAGAAGGTTAGTGTATACAATCCTAAGGATACTACACTAAAAGCGTCTACTTCTGATTGGATTTCTAGTTACACTTTAAAAGTCAAGGTACTATCAGGTGACCTTACAAAACTAGTTGGTGCTAAAATCACACAGGGTCAGAATAGTGCCGTTGTTGACAATGTTACGCCCGGAAATCTTATTCTAGCTCCAGAGTCTGTCGTTGGAGAGTTTAATATTGTTTCTTCGACATCTCTAAAGAAAGAACCTTTATTGGCAAGTTATGGTTCTGGTTACAAGGTTACTGTAGATTCCACCCAAGGTTTTCCACAGCAAGGAACTCTCACTATAGGATCTGCTACAATCGAATATCTCTCTAAGAGTGTAAATCAGTTTACTATCTCAAAGAGATCAGCAACAAATACTAACTTTGCTGTCGGAACACCTATTTACGCCGGAGATGTTGTAACTGGCACTTATGAAGGCGGAACTGTTAGATTCATCATTACTGGTGTAGTTTATAACCTCCTACCATCCAACCCAAAACCATATGCTTCGGCAGGTGACCAGATTCAACTAGTAGATACTTTTGATTCTATTTCCCCTGTCATCAAAAACACCCTGAATAATAATAGGTGGTTACTCAATCCCGACTACTCGGAACCAAATAGTATCCATGCCAATATTGATTTGGATGGGGT